AAGATACTTCGTATACTCAAAGTTATCAATAATACCCACAACTCGCATACCAGGCGACTTAGGAAGGTTTTCGTTTAACTCAGGCGGACGTACAACCATTATATAGTTTCCATTAGTAGGGTTTTCTCGTATTCTGTAAACCAATCTGGTACGAGAGTTTCCAGAGGGAATGTTCCTTTCGGAACATAATTACCAGTAGTGGTGCTTAACCACCGTATTTTTTTGTACTTCTTGACAGTCAAATCACGAACAATGATTTCACCGTTAGAATTGAGATATCGGGCGTCTTCATTCTCTTTATTGGTCAACCATATAACAGTACGCAAATCAAAGAATGACTTCGCATATAGAGCTTCGTCTTTCATCAGTTCCCGATTGGTATCCATCATTGCACGAAACCACATTCGGGGAGAAACAAAATGATCGGGAGTCTTTTTCTTCTTTCCCTTTGCATTAAAAGAAATCAATCCACCGTCAATGATACCACAACGAGTTACCTTGTACCAGAAGTCACCAGCAACCGTGGTTTTATCTTCTTCGTCAAGGATATCCCATTCATTGTATATGTCACAACCCTTCATATATTTGTTCCAAAGGGCGAACTTCCGTTCCCAATCTTCCATGTCTTTATAAGTAGATTTCCATTTCCATGCGTTATGGAGGCGGTAATCATCATCTCTCTTCATCATGTTTATATAATACCATATAGGTCATATAATGTCAAGAAAATAATTTTTTATAAGTTATTGATATTGAAGGATCTTTTATTTTTTTTGATTTTTTATACTTTAAAATCGTCATATTTGTTGTTAAATTCAGTCTTATCGAACACAACTACATCCTCAACCTGTCCGCTATCAACTATATCAGTCTGCTCTGATGCATCTACATCAAACAGTCTCATCTTCGCTCTGTCAATACCAAGGACAAATCGTTTGTTCATGGTTGGGTCATTGTATCGGTTCTTGAGTTGCTTGACTGCGATTTGGTTGAGTTCATCGAGCTCTTCATTACTAATAAGTGCAAACATGAAATCGGCAGTCGCAGGCAAACCAAAACTTTCACTCGTATCTTCAAGACCAATATCCGTAGAAACGAAACCTGATCGAGTGGTTTGTGTTGCCGACATAATTGGAACATTTGTTTCAACCGCCAGTCCTCTAAGTTCCTCTGCGACTGACTTAATATATGAATAACTGTTGATCGCACCACCCAATCCTTTCATTCTACTGGACGCACATATATTCAGATAATCCACAAAGATAATATCAGGTTTGAACGTCTTCTTAATTGCGAGTTCTTTAATAAGTCCTCTAAAGTGTGCAGTATGAGCTGATGCTGTTGGATATTCTTTGACAATTAGTTTACCAGAAGTAGACTTAATAATCTTATCTATCTTACTCTCAAACATTTGTTTAGGTAGATCATGTAAATCTTCCATAGAAATGTTCATCAAGTTTGCATCAATGCGTTCTGCAATTCTTTCTTCTGCCATCTCTAGGGTGATGTACAAAACATTCTTACCTTGTGACAGACAGTTCGCTGCAACGTGACACATGAACAGGCTTTTGCCGACTCCAGTGCCGGCGAGAGCAATATTTAGTGTCTTGGGTGGAAGTCCACCCTTCGTAATCTTGTTGAAGAATTCCAGATCAAAAGGAATTTTGTCAACAGTCTGGTGATAATAATCGTAACGAGATTCGGAATCAACGAGGTAATCATGTCCTACCCTGTTGTCAAACCCCACCGCAAGTGCATCTGTAAGAATACTAGGAATTGCATCAGCAGTTCTATTCTTATCCTTACCGTCTATGATCGTGATACCCTCTATTATGGCATTATAGACGGCACGATCCTTACAGAACTGCTCCGTTGTATTGACCAGAAAATCGAAATCCACATCAGTTGGTTCTAAGTTTTTAATGACTTCCACTACCTTTGCAAAGTCATCTCCATTCAAATCTTTTCTACTTTGTACCTCAATCTCTAGAGCAGTTTGTGTGGGAATTTTATTGTAGCGATCTACAAACTTAGCAATCTCTTCATAGACTGTGCGCTCCACACGATCTGCAAAGTAATCTCCCTTGAGAAAAGGTAATACTTTTCTTGCGTATTGTTCATTGTTTACGAGTTGTGTTAATGCAGTACGTTCAATCGTTGTAACCAAGTTGCTGATCCTCTATTTTTTCGTCAATTATATCAACCAATATATCACCAATCAGATTGAAGAAATCCTCTCCAAAATCTTCTTGTTGCAAATCTCTTGGATCCAATATATCATATTCAAACCTAAAAGGCAAGTCTCCTTTTTCAGTTTCTTCACCAAAAGTAACTTTTCCATAGCGGTATATAACACCATCATATTTTGAATTGTCTGTGATACCAATCGCCTGTTCTGTACCATCTGGATTAGTAACATATTGATACTTATCTTTGGTGTTAGACATAATGCAAGTAACTCCCAATCATATATTTTGGTTCTTTAATTGGTTTTGAAGCTCTATGTAACCAAGGCCACATACAAGGAAATAATAATACACTTCCTTTTTTACATTGAGAAACAAACATATCATCCTTTGGATTTACAATTGTTTCTCCCCTGTCGTTATCATTCAAATAAGCAAACATCACAAGAAATCTTCGTGCCGTATTATAATCATAAACATCTACATGATCGTCAAATCTATCTATATCATTAGGTAGATATCTTTTAATTCGTAAACTTTCATAACCGGCATCTCTCTTAGGCCATTGTATAGGAAGTATTTCACAATCATCCTTATACATAGACACACAAGACATAAGATTATTAAGGACAAATGATTCTTCTGAACCCCAATCATCCATATGTTTACCTAAATCTATTTGTGTAAATGACATAGGCCCACTGTTATGAATATCTTGATGATTCTTGTTATCTTCAAATTTACTTACCATAGAATCACAAAAATCATCTGGAAGAATCTTTTCATAAATTCTAATGTAGTTATCCATATAGAAATTCCTTTCCAGCAATTTCATTCAACTGTTCCATAACTTCTTCTGTAAAGAACTTCTCTGGATCATTATTGATTGTCTTACCAAATGTCTTTGTTCCATCTGGTAGTTCAATACGAGTACTCACTGACTTGAATACACCATGTTTCAATGCAAGATCAAGTAGTCCGTAATACCTATCCAATCCACGTTCATACATCAGACGAACATCAACCATCTTGTTCTCTACAGTCAAACGAGACTTATGGTTCTTACAGTGAATGATATTACCAACAACCTCTGTACCATCTTTCTCTTTCTTCTTAGAAAGGTAGACAATAGAAGAGGCTGCATACTTGAGTCCAGAACCACCACCCATTTCTTTTGTGGGAAACATAGAACCCACAACGTCATATGTGTGATTGGTCACAATCATTGGTACTTTTGCTTTACCAAGTTTCAAAGTCAACACTCTAAATGCAGCCTTGAGAACTTGTGCTCGTGTCATATCCCTTGTCTCTTTACCTTCGGATGTATCCTCTACCTCTTTAGTAGTAGACAACATACCTAGACTATCAAGTGCAAGAAACAATGGTTTCCTATCTGATTCATCTTGTGTAAGATATGAATCAAGAACCTTCAATGCTTGTGAACGAAACTCCTGTACTGTGGTAACAGGCATGATTACCATACGTTTAGGGTCGATTCCACGTTTAACAATCAAATCCTTGGTAAGTGCAGACTCACTTTCAAAGTATACTACACCACCATCTGAATTCTGGTCAAGAAAGTTCTTGACTATTCCCATAAGAAAGTAGGTTTTACCAGTTGCACTTTCGCCGGCAAGTGCAGTGATTTTATTTTCAGGCAAACCACCGTATATTGTACCAGACAATAATGCATTGAAAATGTATGAGCCAGTATCTATGAATGAATCAACATCACCCGCTTCTACTCCATCTTCTACCAGAGATGCATATTCATTACCTACATCCTTAACTACATTCTTTAGAAAATCACTCATAGTTTTACCTTCTTTCTATTTTCCAGATGTCCTTCTTCGATTTCATCTTTAGATTGTCCGTAGTATGCAACACCGTGATAGTTATCAATCAACAATTGATTCACTGTTGACTCCCTATCATTAGCGGTATCAAATGCAACGAACTCACCTAGAATACGTCCGAACTTACCACGATCATCTAACTTAGTTTTCAATGTCTGCTTTGTTCCTACAGGAAGATAGGACTGTACAAATTCTTTTGCTGCAAATCCATGCTTCTTTTCTACTAGGTCTCTTGTTCGACTCTCTGGTGTATCCACACCATACAATCGAATACGTTGTTTCTTCAACGTCATGTCAAAACCAAGGTCAATATCAACATCTACTGTGTCTCCATCAACCACTCTTAAAATAGTTGCGCTATATGTGTACATTATGTCTCCTTAATCTGTCTACCCCAACCAAAGAAATTCCAAACTCGTTCATAGACAAAGTAAATTGTCATGTTTACTAGAGTTGCAAATCCAAAGATTGCAAGTGCATCACCGAAATTACCTGTAACAAAATAAGGAAGGGCAAAGTTTGAAATAGAAATTACAACTCTCCATGTCACATCCTTACCAATGCTACGTCCAAATCCTTCGGTAAATTTACGTTTACTATTTGCTAAAAATCTACCCCACTGCCATGAGTTCCATGCACGTTCATGTACCCAATAGATAACTGGATTAATAAAGAACGCAAGTCCTGCTACCTTCAATCCAGCCATTAAACTTCCTGTTATCATGTATGTGTTAAATATATGTATGCAAGTATACAGAACTCGCATACCTACCATCTTACCAAGCGTTCTCCAATAATTTTCATTGTACCCCAACTCAATCTCCTTTTGTGTACTGTTCTAAATTAGGGGGTTTATAGTGAGGGCCTTTAATTACTTTACCGTCTTCTCTATAAATGGGTTTACCATCTTCACCTAATTTGCTCATGTTTGAAACATGAACTTCTCTAAAGCATTGGTCTATATCTAAACCAAATGCATGTGCCATACCGTAAACTACATAGAGCATGTCACCCAAAGCATCAGCAACGTCTGTCATAGAACCATTGTATGAATAGACTGCCTGCTTCAATTCATTATATTCTTCTTCAATTAAATCAATTCGTAAATTGACTGTATCCTCATCAGGCCATTCGGGTTTCTTCTTGACCTCTTGTTCAAACGCTTCCATAAATTGTCTTACTTTATTTGCATTAGTATGATAATACATCCAATTCATCTCCTTCTCCTAACGAATAGAATTACTGTTTCCTATAATCCAAAAACAAGACTTTTCAAAAATGTTGATTTGTTCCTTCATCATTTCCCACGCCTTTGACTCATAGATCATATCCATATCAAAACCAGCATCTACCTTATGCAGTTTGTGGTATGGATAGTTCCCCATTTGATATTCATATTCATATTCCCAAGTCATTTGTGATAGATTACAGTGTATCTCTTTTCTTCTATCATAACCAAACGGTTGTAACGCAACAACCTTAAACTTTTTATTGTACTGTTTAACTCCCTCTAGAATACCAGTAAATGTCATTCCACTTCCAAGAGGTACATACAATGTATCACACTCAACATTCTGAACCTGTTCTGAAATCCTACCGATAATCGAACTCCTGTTATTTGTTACAGCATAACCGAACAGAACTTTGAAAAACTTTCTTTCTTCTTGCAACTTATCAAGGTTAGCATATAGTACATTATTGAAACCCTGACTCTCACTTAGTACTACTAACTCTGAACCCATTTCTTCACACCACAACATTGCCTTTTGTTTCTTTGCTTTTTCTATTGTGGTGTTACCAAATCCAATGATGGATTTCATTCCAAATTCTTGGGCTACTTTGGACACAATTACGGACTGTGGTGATGCAATAGATGCCGCAGTCGCAATTGTGTTATCACAATTCTCCTGTATGTGTTTCATATTTGACAATATCAAATCACGGCACTGTCTCACCTTACCGCCTGACACAAAGTTCTCACCATAAGGACAATACAAATCATCTCTCTTATAGAGTATACCGTTGTGTTCTTCTACAGGTGTTAAGTCATTTAGATCCATTAAAAGAAA